CCGAGAGAACTTAGTAAAGTTTTCTCTGCATTAGTCATGAATTTTCTTGACGTGCTTTCTTCAATCATTGATGCGGGGTGTGTATCCGGATGAGTGTAGTTATTTGCTCCTGCTGCTATACCGCCCAATTTTCCACGTTCAGTATCAGTAAAAAACCTGTGTGTCTCATCTTCATTTATTTCTGACGCTACATGTTTATGTGTCGCTGCCGCATAATTACCCTTTGCTTGATATACCGAATCGTGGTTGTGATTTCCTGCCGCCTTACCATTCCAATTTGTCTTTTCAGAATCCGTTACAAATCTATGTGTGATATCATCCGTGATGTCAGATGCCGAATGCTTATGTGAAGCAGGTGCATAATCCCCCTTTGGTTGATACGTAGAATCATGGTTATGGTTTCCTGCAGCCTTACTATTCCAAGTCTCTTTTTCCGTATCGGTAACAAAGCGATGAGTACTATCAGGAGTTATATCAGACGCATTATGACCGTGCGATGACGCCGCATAACTACCTGCAGGTTGATATACTCCGGCATGGTTGTGATTAGAAGGAGAAGCGCCAACCTCGCTCGCTGTGTAACTAGGTTTACTAGCAGCCTTCGCCCATGACGGCACATCGCTTGCAGGCATAGAGGTGGGGAAATCACTGATTTCAGATACCTTATGCGTATGCGCTTTCGGTGTACGGGCATCACTTAGCCGAGCATCGTTTCCCTGGCATACTGTCCCTTCTGCACTACCAAAATTCTTATTAAAAGCAGAGTTTTTATTGAATGCAGGTTCGTATGTACCGGTATGATTGTGACCTGATGGAGAGGCACCTACTTCGCTTGCCGTGTAACTAGGTTTACTAGCAGCCTTCGCCCATGCTGGTACATCGCTTGCAGGCATAGAGGTAGGGAAATCACTGATTTCAGATACCTTATGCGCATGTGCTAATGGAGGCCGTGCATTACTCAAACGCGAATCATTTCCCTCGCACACGGTCCCGGCAGAGCTTCCGAAATTCTTATTAAAAGCGGTAAGCTTGGTAATAATCTTCTCATATACTGCATCATGATTATGTGAGTCCAGAGCAGCTTTCAAAGCTTTTCCCTGCTCTGCAGAAAGAGCTTTACCAGTTCCTCCACTTGTCAGATTATTAACAATATCGGAAACATTAAGTTTCTTTCCAAGCTCTGTTGTCATAGTGGCAGCAAAATTCGGATCGTTGTTCAGGGCGTTCGCTAACTCAATCAATGTATCAAGAGCGTCCGGAGCACCGGCTACCAGTTTGTCGATAGCTGCTTGTACTTTAGCGTCAACGCCGGATACTGCATTATTCGCAGCTATCGCAGCGGCGTTCGCATCATCGGTAGCCTTCTTCGCTAAACCCGTTTGTATTACAGATGCATCCTTGGCCGTATTAGCATCATCTGTTGCTTTTTTAGCCAAAGCGGTTTGGGTTTCCGATGCAGTTTTAGCGGCATTGGCACCTGCCGCAGCTTGTAAAGCAGCTTCTTTCGATTCGTTGACACTACCGGCAGCAGCATCGGCAAGAGCGGCTTTCTCACCTGCTAAAGTTGCTTTTTGATTTGCGGCCTGTGCTGCAGCATTTGCATTATCAGTAGCCGTCTTTACAAGTCCTAGTTGTGCGGTTGCATCTTCCGTGGCTTGGTTCATCTCATCTACAATGCCGCCATATTCAGCTTTACGAGCTTCTTCCGCTTTAACACGTTCCACTTCCGCCTTAGCCCGGTTGGTCTCATCAACTTTACGTGCTGCTTCGGTAGATTTACGCTCATCTTCATTCTGAACTCTGATTGTTTCAGCAGAGGAACGACCTGATTCAGCCGTGGCACGTGCGGTTTCGGCTGTTGCCCGTTTAGTCTCGGCAGATACGCGAACATCCTCGGCGGTCTTGCGTGCATTCTCGGCATTAATACGAGCCGTTTCAGATTGATTACGGGTAGATTCAGCAGAGACACGGGCGGTTTCATTATTGCCTCTTATGATTTCATCCGCTTTTCTTTTATTTTCCGCAGTAGTACGTTCGGATTCAGCGGTAGAACGACCTGTTTCAGCGGTTTTTCGTTTATCTTCTTCCTTTACACGTTCCGATTCAGCAGAGGAACGGCCAGATTCGGCAGATTTGCGGGCATCTTCATTATTTTTACGTGTTTGTTCTTCCGAAACACGTTTAGCTTCTGTATCAACGCGTCCAGTTTCAGCAGTTACCCGCTTGCCTTCCGCTATAATACGGGCGGCCTCTTCTGTCTTACGTGCATCTTCATTCTGTACTCTTTTTGTTTCAGCAGAGGAACGACCTGATTCAGCCGTGGCACGTGCGGTTTCGGCTGTCTTTCTTTTGCCTTCCTCGGATGATCGCGTACTTTCGGCAGACTTGCGAGCCGTTTCTGCGATCACACGTTCGGATTCTGCATTACCTCTCGTTGTTTCAGCATTCTTTCTAGCTTGCTCGTTAGATTCTCGTGTACCTTCGTCAGTTACACGTTTCTTTTCTGCATTATCCCGTACAGTTTCAGCAGAAGAACGACCTGTTTCGGCTGTCTTACGTGCATTTTCATTAGTGATACGAACGGATTCAGCAGCTTCCCGTGCCTGTTCTTCACGAGAACGTCCGGTTTCAGCCGTTTGCCTCGACTGCTCGGAAGCATTACGACGGGATTCAGCAGTTTCACGGGCTGATTCATTACCTTCAACAGTAGCTTCTAATTGCCGCATATCGGTAGTAGCGGTTTTGGCATCGCTCGTAGCTTTGAGCATATTATCTAATGCCGTCTGAATCTTCTCTAGCCCGAATTTAAGGCTAGTTTTGACACCGTTTACTATCCGGTAGCCGATGGTAAAGAAACCCTTCATGTCGTTGGCTTCTTCCATTTCTGATATTCTTTTCTTTTTTAATGGCATAGCAAATCAATTTAAATCAATATAAAATTCTCCGTCCTCCGTTATAATGAATTCTCCCGCTTCACTGGCAAGAAGGTAATCGGTTTCTTCCAACCGGAAGCAAGTGAATACGAGAGTAAGCGTAAACTCCCACCATATCCCCCCAAGAGGATTGAAATCATCCGTCTTGCAACTCTTGTAGTAACAAGGATAGCTTTCAGACCATTCATCACAATAAAATATACGCTCCGCATCGGAATACTCGTAGCCTTCGTCATCGGTCTTTGTAGATAGCTTGGTGAGGTCATGCAAAAGGGCGTCACGGTTACGCCAAAACGTCTCAAAATCCGGTGCACGCATCAAGCATTTGAGGTTCACGTCCTTTGTCTGGAACTTCACATATTCACCGTCGTAGATTGCGCCATCTTGCCTTTTGAAGTTCTGCAATAGGTTTTTCTTGACGGCAGGTGTCTTCAGTATCTCCGTATTCGTTCCTTTGAGGATAAGCACGCCATAGGCGGATAAATCCACACCGTCCAGTTCATAGCCTTCCGGCAAGGGAATGGTGTTGACCGGCTCCAGATATACATAATCATCCGGACGGGGGAAGTCGTTGGCAAAAGTGAACTTCGAACGCTGGGTACTACTGTATATCTCGAAACTGTTCTGTGAGGAAAGCCGCAGTCTGAACGTTCTTCCAAGGTGTGGAAAGTTGAAGTCATGATAACTACTATCGGATAATAGGGCAACAAAGTCATTGAACTTCCACTCGGAGAAAAAGCCGAACTCAAGGGAGAACTCCCGGCTGTCAAGGGTGATAGAGGACAAGTCAAACTCCTTACCATCTTCTTCTGTCCAGTCGTTGCTATCCGGTGTCTTGGAAGACGGAAAAGCCACCAACTCTCCGTAATTGCCTTGCAGGGTAGCTACACCTAATTCGGTGAATACGTCTTTATTGTCTATGTAGAGTTGTCCTTTCATTATTTACTTAATTTTAAGCCCTTAATGAGCATGGTATTTATATCCTGTTTCATGGAGTTCATATATTGCTTCATTTCCACAAGATTGGAAGTATAGTTATCTATGTTAGACAGATGGCCGACAGCTTCATTTCTCATTGTCAAAAGAGACTGCATGGTCTTGTCTATGCTTGCCAGACATGAGAGATTGACAGTGTGGCTGACGATGGTATCTATACCGGTAGCCATACGGTTGACGTTCTCATTAATACTATAGGTGTGCTCCTGCATGACGGCCATGCGACCGTTGTTCTCGTCAACTGAATCCTGTGAAGCGGTGGCGATACCTTTCTTTGACGCTTCACGTTTATCATCATCTTTATCCCATTTATATATATCGGACATCGCATCACGTCTCGCTTTCATTTCATCAGCTATCTGTTGACCTTCTGCCTTTAAAGCATTATATTCATCTTCGGTTACCCCATCGTCCATTGCATTATATAGCTTCTCCCTCCACGCTGTTAATCGGTCCATATATTCATCTTTAAGCATGGAGTTGAGAATAGCATTTCGCATGTATTCCTCGAAGTTATCTGCAAAATCTGCGGAATCAGCATCCATATCAGAAAGTAAGTCCTGAAAGTCTGAACGAAGAGAATCATAATCAATGAGTGTTGTATCAGCTATTTGTTGCTCTAACACTTCTGCAACCTTTCCTACACCATTTGCAATTTGATCGGCATATTTTTGCGTATCAGAATCAAGTTGGGACCAGAAGATACCGGCATCCGATTGCAACTTTAAAAGTTGTTCATCAGTCAAATCAAATAGCCCAGTCATACGACCACCCATTTTCTTTTTAAATTCCTTTTCAGACATGCCTAATGTTTCCGCAGCTTGTTTCCATCCTTCACCGGACATATCATCTACTTCATCATAACCCTTTGAGTGGGACTTTCCAGAAGCACCGGAGTTCAAATATTGTTTGCCCAGTACTTTTGCATTCTCACTTTGTTTCTTTATATTGGCGATGGCTGCTTCATATACGGCATTTGCCGTGTCTCCCGTAAGAGTTTCCGCAAGTTCAAGTTGCTTCTCAATTACTCGATCAAGGATATTGATATAGGATTCATACGCTTCTTTCGCTTTCTCGTATTTCTCGGTCGTATCGTCCTTACCGAACATATCGAAGATTTTCATGGCTATCTGAACGGCTGCACCAATGATAGCTAGAATAACAGATGCCTTTTCAACTGTACTTATTGCATTAGCAGAGGTATCGGCAGCAGCTTCAACTCCTGCCATTGCGGTCATTGTAAATGAGCCAATACTGCTAATGAGGGAAATAATCTCACCAGCCGGACCACCAATCGATTTACCCAGCTCGTCTATGGTATCCGCTAGCTCCGAAATCTGTGCTCTGACTTCTTTTTCCGACTTCTTTACTTGATTATCCTTCTTTACTACTTTGTCTTTAGCCGCATTATAGTTTTCAGTTTTCTTCTTTACTTGATCCAGGGCCTGTGCTTCGGATAAATAAGCTTTTGTAGATTCAATCTTACCGGTCTTTTCATTGAATTTAGAGGACTTGACGCCATTTTCAATCTTAGCACCACCTTTGACTGCTTCGGCAGTCTGCTTTGCATTTTCGAGCTCTATTTGTGCATTAGCAAGCTCTTCTTCTGCTTCTGCCAGTTCTTTCTTCTTATCAGACAGCGATTGAAAAGGGTTACGACTATCCAATTTATCCATAATTGACTGAATGGTGCTTGTATATTCCCGTAGCTGGTCGGGAGACAAGACTTGTGCTGCTGTCTGTTTTGCATTCTCTAATTGTGTGAGAAGGGAATTCAATGTTTCAGAAGATGTTTCTTTCAGATTCTCGAACGCACGGACATATTCAGGAGATTCTTTCAGCTTATTATAATCCAGGTTCATAATCTCCATCCCCTTGTTTTTTGTAGCTTGAGCTTTGGCGCGATCTATCTGTTCTACCTGCTGGGTATCGCCATTCTTAGCAGCTATTTCTCTTTGTTCATCAAGTAGTTTAATGTCTTTATTGAATTTTGTTTCGATGGCAAGACGCTTGTCGGTGTAGTCCTGATACTCTTTTAGAATATTATCGTAATACTCTTTAGTCTCATTTTTATGTTGAATATTAAGATATCCCTTTTGTTGAGAATAAGAATCCTTTTGAGACTTAGAAAGAGAAAAATCCCCAAGATTAAGCCCTTTCTTTGAAAGTCCCGAAACTCCATCATAATATTTTTCCTGATATTCATGTAGTTTCTGTCCGAATGCTTCTGCTTTCTCTGGACTAACATCTGTATCAACATGTATGACTATCCCTTTATTATCAGCTTCAAGTACATCTTTGGCTCCATTAAGTTGAATATCTATATATGATTCAAGCTCATTCTGACTCATTACTGTTCCATCTGGTAATATAGGAGTCACTTGTATTGAAACATTCTTTCCGTCTTGTTCAACCTCATAAGCGGAACTAAACACAGTAGCAATACCGTCTCCTGCATCTTTCCATCCTTTCTCAACTAGCTTTGCAGCATCTATCATTGGACGAGCGAGAAGGTCTACATTTCCCCCACCAAACAAAGAAACCATTTCATCACCAGTTTTTTGAGTGTTTACTGCTTCTTCGTAGACCTTGCTAAAAGATTTTCCCTTATTTGACGGATTAGCTTCAAAAGCAGATTTAGTATTCTCTAATTTCTTACGTAAAACATCTTCCTGTTGCCGTTCTAGCTGCCGCATCTCTTTCTGATGATTAAACTTCATTTGGGCAATTGTTCTGGCATTGCCTTCACGCATTGCATTAATACGGGCTTGATCGGTCTGGGTTTGAAGGTCTTCAGCAGAGCGTTTCTGTTCTAAAGCTTGCTTATTCATCAAAGTAGCATATTTTTCTTGCTGCTCACGGAGCTTTTCTGCTTTATTTTGGGCTGATTTATCATCTATTGATTTGCCTGTTAAATTCTTATATATATTCGCGATCTTATCAGCTTCCTTTTGGGCGATATCAATCTCTTTTTGATTTGCTTTTGAACTGGGCTTCCTTAAATCTTTCAATTTATTTTGGGCATTGAAGTAGTCTGTTCGAAGTTGTGTTACACGTTCTCCGATTGTTGATACACTATTATCATTTCCTTCAAGACTAAAAAGAGAGCCAAAGAAATTTCCTATTTTTTCAGAGAATGTCATAGTTTCATTCTTCATTGTATCTAGTAAAGATTTATACCCATTGGAGATTGATGCGGCAAATGATTCAAAATTCCCTTTTCCCCTATCCATTCCTGTCATCATTTTATAGGTATAATCATCTACTAAATTCTCCGCATCATCAGCACTCTTAATTCTTGCATTTTTTAGTTTTTTCCCACCTTCCTCTTCTGCATTTGCAGCCAGTGTATATCCTTCTTTTATCTTCTTTGCGATCTCATCGTATTGTTTCTCTGCTGAAGCAACTGCTGCCTTTCTTTTAGATTCCGCAGAGATGGATTCACCATTGGAGTAGTACGAATCTTCATATTTAGCATTCTTTTTTGATTCTATATTTTGTTCTGCCAGTATTAATTTTGCGATATTTTTTTCCTGCTGTTTTATATATTGCGCTGCCTTAGCCTTCTCAATCATCGCACTGATAAAGGAATCTTTATTGCTATTCAGAAGATTCTCCGCATCTACCACATCAAGGATTGCAAGTCCTAACTCATTAAAAGCTTTTTTGTTGTCATCTACAAATTTCTTTTTTGCATCTAAATTATTACCAAGTCTATTCCACTTCATTGATAATTCTTCAACTTTAGCTATTGGAGTTGCAGCACTTTCAGCAACAGATTTATTAAACTCTGCTATTTCCTTCCTTGCGTCTCTATTTGCTTCAACAAGCAACCAAACACCTCCAACAACAGTCAGAATAGCTGTAGCCAATAAAACATACGGATTAGCTTTAGCAACAATATTTAAAGCCTTTTGCGCTGCGACTTCAGACCACGTTAATGCAATATTGGTAGTCTTTGCTTTTGTCTCTAATGCCATAGAAGCAATACGAGCTTTTGCCTGCATAGATTCTGCAGCACGCATCAATATGCCCGTTTTTTTTACCGTATTATAAGTATTTTCTAATCCAACAATAACACCAAGTAGTAGAGATTGTACTTTGGTCTGAATTTGCTGCATTTCTTCACTTTTTTGATTGAAAAGTCCCATAATACCAACAACTAAGCTTGCTGAACCTGCAACGCCTTCTAACCCTGCTTTCAAAGTTGCAATATTTTTATCAGGGTTTGACAAATAAGCCATTTCACTATTAACCAAAGCTACTTGTTTGCCCATTCGCCCTAATTCATCACTTATTTGTTGGTATTGGGAGGTGTTTTGCAAACCAGCAGCACGCATCTGGATTAACTGTTCACGAGCGTCTAAAAGAAGTGTTCGAGTACGGGCATGCTTCTCATTACCTTGTTCAATTACAGTATTTAATTCTACCTGGCGCTGCCTCTGTGCTGTGATTTCCTGTGAAACACCTTTCTGATTCTCTCTTACTTCATTTAAACTGTTTTTTAATCTATCAATTTCATCATTTACAGGCATAGAAGTGCCATTAGCTCCAGTCACCACTCTGGCAATTCCTTTCGCTTGAGCATCTTGTAATTTTACAAGTTCTTCTTTATACGCTGCAGCCTGAACCGCAAGTTTATCATAGTATTTAAGATTATCATCCAATTCTTTAGACAATCCTTTCAATTCAGATTTGGCATCTTTAACGGCATTGGTTGAAGATGCTGTAGCCTGCTTATATTGTTCTACTGCACTTACATTGTTTGATTTGATGGCAGTAGCTAGTTTATTCCACTCTTCCTGTTGCTGCTTAATCTCTACTCTCTGCTTCTCTAATTCTGCTGTAAGTTCAGCATTACGAGATCGTAATTCCTCCAATTGTTGAGTAGAAGTACCATCAGATTTGATAGTTGGAGCACTTAGTTCAACCTTCCCGACTTGAAGCATAGAAGCCATTGACTCCACTTTACTCAAAAGACCATCAAAATACTTATTGAGGTTACCACACATTTTTAGCACCTCTTCATCAAAAGATTCAAACCTCTGATTTATGGAGTCAATGCGCTTTCCTTCTTCCTCAATAAGTCTTGAAGTTTCTTTTATACCTTTCTTGATTTCTTCCAATTTCTGAATGAAACCAGAGTTTTCGAGCGTTGCATCAAAATGAAGTCCAGCCATATATTTATTATTAAAAAAATTTCTACTCAAAATTACCACACAACCAACTGACTAAAGAATTTCTTCCTTTCGGATTCACAACAATAAGCCGATTGTTCGTTATTTCCTATTTTCATCTTCAAAATTAGCCTTTCAAAAGTCTTATAGAATATCTTTCAATCTGTAATACTTCACTAAAAGTCTATTGTGAAAGATTTGATAAAAGTATCCTTAAAACTATTGTTCAAAGAATATTTGAAAGTCTGAATTACCGCAATCTGCACTGTGAAAAAATAAATCTAAAGGTAGAGGGATTTAGGGTGAAATAGATGTCTTTGAGAATTTGATATACGACAACGGAAAGATTGTCGTGAAATAAATTGGAGGTATTAAGTTTTTGAGTAGTTTTGTGAAATAATAAATTAAAACACTAAACATGAAAAAGATTTTATTTTTAATGATTACTGCACTTATTATGTTAAGCTGCGGAAAAGATGAGGAAAAAGATGAATTTTATGAAAAGACAATAACCTCAAGTGAGCTGGAGTCCGGAACTGCTACGTATGTGATGGTAAAAGGATATTCAACATATTACTTAGTTTTCTCTAATGGTACAATGGGCTTCCATGAATATAAAAATGGAAAATTTACGAGTAGAAGATCTGTGAAATATTCCGTTAATGATAATGATCTAAAACTCACCGAAAACCTGTCAAGTACAAATAAATATTATACTCTTTATATAGCTATGGTTCATTGGGGATATGATAAAACAACCGACTACGGAACTGGCGGAGATCAACTACAGATAAGAGGGGATGATGTACCTTACGGCTTAGAAACAGGTTTTTACGATAAGAGTTCTTTTTCACTAAATTAGCGATGTGATTCGCTCACCTTTTTACGCTTAACAACATCTGTTTCAACATAGAACACCGTGCTTGAGAAAGAATAATGCGCACCCCGACTTAACGAGGTGCGCATTTTATATGTTTTATAAATACAACTGTTTATAATAATCCATTTTTCTGAAATCAAGATTCAGTAAGCATTCAACATCATTACGTACTGAAATAAGCTGTTCTTTATTGTCGCAGAACTTCTCTAGTTTCCTGACCTTTTCTATGAGAAACTGAATGCTATGACAAACGAATAAAACCATAGTAGAAAGATCATCAGCTCGTGATCCATCAGATGCCTTTGATAGTGCCCGATCCACAAAAGTCATTTTAAACATATTACCATCTTCATCTTCTTTATACATCGGAATTTCCTGCCCTGATATATTCTTTAAAACATCTGTTATAGAGATTTTAGCTTGCGTCTGTAATGAAGCACATAATCCAGAAAGATGCTCTGCTTTGGTTTCTTGTACAATATCTCTCCAGTCATCCTGTACCAAGTCTGTAAGAATCGAATAACACTCCAAATCTTCATTTGACAAGTTCAGAGTCCGAATATTACCTTCGGTATCATAATCTTTATCATCTCCGCCATATTCTTTAATTGATTCAAGACGTTTTGAAGAAGCATAGTACTTCCAGTTCGAACCAAATTCTGATTCATATTCATTAAGAACTTTCACCCAACGATTCAGTTTATCAACAACTCCATGAAAATACAGTTCCCAAAGACAACTTTCATAGAATAACTCGACACATTGTTCGTCTTTGTTCACCATTTCAAATGTAGATGGAGCAGACACTATTCTAACAATATCCAGTTTATGCATAACTTGATTAAACAAGTCAGCAAGACGGCTGCCATCCTTTATACGAGAAAACAAATCATAAAAATATTCTTTTGCCATACTTCAGTTTATCATTTTTTCTAATAATTCTATTCTTTTCATTAACTCCCTGTTTATAGACGCTAAGTTAGCGTTTTCTGCTTTAAGTTCAGCCATTGCCTTATTCAAACTTACATTTGAGGATTTATAAACAGCTATTTTCTTGTCTGCCCACTCAGATATCATTTTAGTAGTTGGTTGTGTTACCATTTCACACATATCTGTCATAACATTAAGAGAACGTTTCAAACTCACTAGATCAACTTCATATTGCTCTCTTAATTGCTTCTCACGCTTGTAGTCACGGATGCAATATTTCAGTAATACTGCATCCGGAATGTCATTTACATTGATTTCATCCATCTTTTACTGTTCGATCAATGGTAACACATCATTCTTCTTAAGTTCTTCATACAAGAATAAACGCCCTTTCTGCGTCCATTCTGTGTTAAGACTCACATCTGGATTTCCATTCGTATGGGTGAAGTTATGAGTGGCACTGTGCACATAGCCATTATTAATATATTTCCCATATAATATCCATTGATTACGAACCTTGTGTTGTATTCCCAAATCACGGAGTAAGGCATTAAATCTCCTTGCAGTCATTCCATAGTCTTGTGCTATCTGAGTCACCAATACAGTAGACTTACTCTGAAGGATCACCCTCGTGTACTCAGACTCTTTTTCAAGCTCAACTATTTGAGCGTCCTTATCTGCTATAACTTCATCCTTCTGTACAAGTTGTTTTTGCTGCTCTTCTATTCTCATTTGCTGTTGCGCTGCAAGCATGAGAGCTTCACTGAAAGATTGGGGAACCTGGAGAGAATAACTGCCAGTATTAATAACAGTAGGTACAAGATCATCAAATATCCAACTTTCAAATTCTTCGGCTTTGGGTAATTGGCTTTTCGCAATTAGACGGTAAATATTACCTTCGCTAATGAACTTAATGTTAACGGTTTGCATTGCCGGAGTACCATCACCTTTTAATCCAGTTTGTACCCCTACTCCGCGAAACGCTACCCCGGCTGATTTACAATGCTTTGCGATTGCATCCTGCGGTTTGACATATCCCAATGAGGATGCAATATCAGTGGCACAGAACCACGGCTTGCCATTGTCCACAAACATGCGTACATTTCCGAATAACGGATGATTGTACGCTTTGATTTCACTTGTGTGATTCACATTTGATGTAACCACACCATTGCAGGCAGGAAATTTTTCACTACCTTTGCTACTGTAATTAGATACATTCATACTTCTATATAGTATTAATGTTAATAACTATCTTCAATAGCGGTTCAGTCAATTCCACTATTGAAGATTTTTTTTGACTGAATTTGTAGCAAGCAGGGATTCGAACCCTTTCACGCCTTACCGACTTGCTGAACCCTCTTGAATACTTATCTACGCTTAGAATCATATAAAAGAGAAAGGCGAAAGAAATAATCCGTCTAATGTGATGGTTTACGGACTAAATCTAACGCCTTTAATATCTTATCATGCTCAACCACCACGAAGAACATCTTTATTTTCTTTTCCGCAAATTTATTTCATATCCAAACGAAAGAAGAATTTTCTCTCACCTCATACACGACAATGAAAGCGTTGTCGTAAAGTAAAAGGCAGCCTTCAAAAGTCGTGCTAAGACTGCCTTTATTATATAATCGTGTATCAGTTTTGGGTAGCTCGAAAACTACTTCTTTTTAGGATACAGCTTTCTGACAACTTCGATCTTACTTTTAAGTAAGTAATCATTCTGACAACCAAAGCCGCCACAAGTATAATTGGTAGCTTCAAATTCGAACCATTCCCTTAGAGCATCAAATAATGCAACCGTAGCAGGTTCAACCAAAAGAGAGTTTATTTGCTGCTGAACAGGCTTTTCAATTCTATCTAGCTTGTTATAGTGTACAAAGCCGATAGGGGGCATATTATGATTAGAAACCTTTGTTTCAGTCATGCCCAATAATTGGGCTAAAAAATCTTCTGTTTTCATATTTATTTATGTGTTAGTATTCTACAAATTGTTTTATATACATGAGTTTTCTCAAATTTATTCAGTATTGATGTTTTTTCAGCACCAAAAGTCAATTCACCATTTCTGAACTGATATACGTTAATCCGTCCACCTACCGTATTGTGCAGGTATATCTTTACTTCTTGATTTTCAGCTATTAGTGTCATAGTTGTTTCTTTTTAAAATTACCACTGTTTTACCTGTTCTTTCAGTTCATCATACTTGCCATTGATAAGCAATTTAACTTCACGATGAAAGTTTATATCAGTCAAACGAAACTCTACTAAAGCACGTTTATAAGCATCACCATTCTGATGAGCATTGATTAAGCGCATCATCTGTACATTATCCAAACCGTAACCGTTTTTGCGATTGAGATTCACAGCTCTTCTTTTATCGATTTCTCTTAGTTCTATTGTTGCCATAACTTTTGTATTTTGAGTTATTTATTCATTTAGAAATCACAAGACCAAGAATACTCTTTCTTCAGTTTATCCAGTGCCTTATCAGTTACATAATAGACATAACCGCCACAGTTCGCACGGCTGATAGAGCGGCTTTCTTTCAGTTCAACAGGCTTATTAAAGCTAATCGCACTTCTGTAGCCACATGAGATAATAAGAAAATCCACATTCTTCTTATATGTATCTAAAGACGTCTCTTGATATTCACCTCTCTTTTGAGCTTCTTTGGTCATTACTATTGTTGCTTTCATTATTCTTTTATTTATATGTTTATACTTTATTCATTTCTATATTACTTTGACTTTAATCACCACAATACTGACTACCCATATAACCTTTGCTATTTGAATTATAGCAGTCAGACCAAGTAAGATTACTAGCAACATTGCTTATAGTTCGCTCTGCCAGTTTCTGATTATCTAACATAGCCTGTATTTTCGCTTCTCTTTCTTCTGCAAACTTGATAGCGTCTTTTGCCCAACACCAGGCGAGTTTCAAACATTCGCCAAAGGTTCTACCCATTCTTGATTTACTATTGTAGAATCTATGAGCGTCTTTCATGATTTGGGATAAGTTGTAGCGTTTCATATCTTTATATATTTAGTATTTCGTTTACTTTGATGCGACAAATGTAAAGTATATAATCTACATAAACAATAAAACAAGTAAAGAATATACTATCCATTAACATTAATTAGTAAAGCGTTTACTATACACATGTCTTTATAATGTATATTTGCACCATATTTAAATACACGATTATGGAACATAGAATAAAAGAACTCATCAAAGAAAAAGGATATACTCAACAAGAGTTCGCTGATTTGTTAGGTATGTCAAGAGTTGGGCTTGCCCAAATAGTGAATGGAAAGCCCTCATATCCAACCCTTGAAAAAATTGCTACAGCTCTAAACGTTCCGATGTGGCAGCTCTTTGCATCACCGGATGAAGTCAAAGGAGAAGAAGACAATAATACAATCACCTGTCCCAAGTGTGGTACTAAGTTTAAAATGGAGGAATAGAATATGGAAGATTCTAAATTTTGCGCTTTTATAGATATTCTTGGATTTAAAAACAAAATAGCAGAAGACTATGAAGAAGCAAAGCTATTTTATCAAAAATGTATGAGCTTCTTAAAATCAACAGATACAATGCTACTTGAGATGAGAAAGCAAGAGCCACTTTTAAATTCAAAACAGTCAGATGTAGAATTCGCAATATTCTCTGATTCGGTTATTATTTATGGGAAAGATTTTAATGACCTTCTTTTTAGACTTTCTAATATAACATCATGGCTGAATTCATATGGATTCTTTTTCAGAGGAGGTATAGGATATGGGAAGCATTTTTCAGATATATCTCCTACAAACTATCTTATTGTGAGTGAAGGTTTAGTACAAGCAGCAACAATTGAAAGCAAAAAAGCTATTTATCCAAGAATAGTAATTGACGAGATTGCATTAAATGCAATATTATCAGACAGTAATGTAAACTACCACACACTATCTCACTATTTTATTCAAGACTATAATAATTTATGGTTTATCAATCCTTTCTTTTTAAATCCAGATATTTCGGATATATATAATTTATCGATAAAAAAAATCAAAGAATACGAAGGTAAAGATTTTCAAAACAAGTATATTTGGATAAAAGAATTATGTAATTACTTTGATTCAAAGTATTTAATCAGAGCTAATCCTGATCTATATTATTGTAATCAAAATATTCAAAAAGATTATTTATTTTATTATCCTGCAATTTTTTCCTTTACAAGATTTGGAGATAAATTCAACTACACAATTAAATTAAATACGTATCAAAAAACTTTTAAAGAGAATATTGAAGACATTTACAAACAACACTATTGTTTACAGCAGCAACCTGATATACTTAAAGAATTAAGAACTGAATAACAAAAGCCGGAATAACCTCCGGCTTATTTTTTTTTCATTCATTTGTGAAGTTTCTTCTTACATTCTTTGTCTTATTTGTTTTTTGTAAGTATGTTTGCGGATATTAAGAAGTTAGCGGAGAATTTATAAAATTATAATATTATGGAAAACACTACTAAATACGACACAATCGTCAATGCTCTTTTGGATAACTGGATAATAGTCACTATTGTTCTAGTGGTTGTAATAATAAGTTTTATTCCTCCATTCCGGGAAGGTGTAAAGTTAATAGTTGAATGGTGCAAGTCGCTTTTTTATAAGAAGAAAAAAGAAATAGCATCTCCACAATACCCTCCGTGTTCTTATTGGACTATAGTAGAAGGTGATAGAGTTAGACATATAGATGAAACTATGTTTCAACAGTATGGAATATTAATTGTTACTAATAAAAAGGGAGAATATGCATTTTGTTTTGTAGGTGATCCTTACAACATGAATATTCAGACTTTTAAAATCAATGAGCTGACAAAGGCAAATTAACCTTCTAATTCGCCTAACATACTATACAGTTAACGAAACAATAATATCTAAAAAGTAAAAAACAATGAATACATCGATAATCTTAGCTATTAGTACACCTATTGGCGTCATACTTGGTTCCATAATAACTCTTATTGGTAATAATATAAACAATAAAGCACAACGAAAAAGAGAAAAAGAAACATTTCAAAGAGACATCTCTTTTAAAAAAGAAAAAAGGCAATACGAACAAAATCAAATTAGAATTAACGCAATTATTGAAATAATTGAGCTATTAAGTTATTTTGAATATTCAATTTCCCTAACCTCAAGTTGTATAGATACAACTAAAAAATTAAGTGTAACAGAACATGACAATGCATATAAAAAGGAATTAATAAAAATTCATAGATTAGTAAGTCTGATATGTGTATATACTCCCTATTATAACTATATCCGTACTATAGAAGGAAGTCACAGTGTATATTGGGGAAGACAAAGAACTCTTTTATTAATAGAATACGAAGAAGACAAAGAAAGATATAATAATGTATTAAATACAGTAGTGCAAACAGCGCAAGAATGTTCCAAAAATATTTCAAATTTAATATATGAGCTAAGAAAATTATCAGAAAGTCTACTGCCTTCAATATAACATTAACCAATTTTATTCACCAAACGCCCGCACCCAATTTGCGACCAGTGCGAGCGTTCAATAAAACAACTAATATTATGAACTGGATAGATACAAATGCCCTAATTACTATTTGCACTTGTGCAATCGGCTTAACGCAGTTCCTGTTTTGGCGATACATTGCCAAACAGAAATCTTATGAATCCGAAAAAGGAAAGAACCTAGCTACAAAAGAAGATATAGCAGGGATTACTAAAGAAATAGAGTCTGTAAAAGCGAGTTATAACGAATCACTCGAACGACATAAAATAGAACTTCAAAAGGAGTTCGAAAAGACTAAATACATAATTAATTTATGTAATACCATTGACATGTCACTTACACAACTTATAGCAGAAGCAATCAAATCAGACATCGATCCTGAATATGATGATAGAAATCTGATTTATGCTGCCAAAAATATATATGATTTCCTACACATATACCAATCACGGTACGGAGGGAATGAAATATTAGATAAATTAAAAGATCTTTCTTCGAGTGCAGCAAAATTACTTGAATCAGAGGAAAATTTACCTCTTCAGATTTCCTATGATTGGGAAAAGTCATATTTAGCAGCACTAAACGAAACAGCATCTTTGTTTCTTCTAAAGTTTAAATAGATAAGCCGGAAGAATCCGGCTTTTTCTTTACTCTCTAACATTGCCCATATATTTCGCAGTTTTTGGTGCTAATTTGAAAGCAAATCACAACGCTTTTTACGTCATATTAATATGTCAGCAATAGTCTATCCAAAACATTCTCGTTCTCAAGATTTTCTCCCTCAAGTTGAAAACGTTTTAGCATTGATCCTCCACAATTTATATACATTTCTTTCTCGAATAAATTAGGAGGGATTGGAAGATCACAGACATACTGACCCGATTTTTTCTTCCCATCAATACTCAAAGCCACTTTCACTCCTCTAGCCTTAGCTTTATCAATTTCATTAAACAATTCTTCCAACTGAAAACTTTGAGCACCATACAATATACTTTGACTATGTGAATATGGAGGATCACAATAAATGAAATCATTCCTTTGAGCCATAGAAAAGACATCTTTGTAGTCCAATTTTTCAAACCTGACATTCTTTAGTCTGCTATTCCATTCTTTTACTCTCTTTTCAAAGCTTCCAATCGATATCGGAGTGTGTACACCACAGGGGGTTGACATAAAACCATCAGACTTTCGGAATCTGATAACTCCTCCATAACAAGCTCTAGAAAGATATAAAAAATCTGCTCCATTGGGATTGGCATTATAAGAAGCTCTTATAACATTATAAGCTTCTGCTTTACCTATTTGTTCCATAAGGTTTCTTCTTTCTTTATACCATTCAACAAGTCCTTCAGGATCAAGGGACAATTTATTCCAAATGTCCATTAAGGGAGTAAAAATATCAGAGCCCATCCCATTAGATGGTGCAACAGTAGCAAGGATTGCACCACTACCTAAAAACGGTTCATAAAAAAAGTTATATGAATGAGGGAAATGCTTAACTATTTCAACTGCAAATTTCTGTTTGTTTCCAACCCATTTTAAAAGCTGAGTTTTAGGAGGAGTGCATTGTATCATATCAACTGTGTTCAAATTTTAATGCAAAGCTAATCATTTATGACCAAATATCCCAAAATGGGATATAAAGAAAAGACAAATAACTTTGTAATATGAAAAAAGTTACTCACACAAAAGAATATTATCTCTTGTTGGAACTACTCTACAGTTTAAGAATGGAGAGTGGGCTAACACAAACTGAACTTGCAAGCAGGATTGGTATGCCACAATCATACATCAGTAAAATAGAAAATGGAGAAAGAAGAGTTGATATAGTTGAGCTCTATAAGATATGTACTGCATTAAACTGCGATTTTGTCAACTTTATCTCACAATACAGTGATAAATTAAAAAATATATAAATGAAAGCAAACGACAAATATTTAAATAAGTCTCTGGATTTCTGGTCAAACATAAAGTTACTGAATCAGAAATTAGGTTATGTTTACAAGAAAACGAAGTCAAACCCTAATCCCAGAAGTGTAATTCCTACAATTGTTCAAGTCAAAAAAGCATTCAAAAGTGAAAAACTTGAGTATTCTTCATTAATCATAAATGATAAATGGACTGATCTAGGGACTGAAATAATAGAATACTTAGAATATAGAGATGAAATGCTACAGACTATTAAATCTAATTTGATGAAACAAAATGAGGCAAAAAGTATTTTTGAAAAGCTCTTTCAAGAATTAGCACCAACTTGCCCTTTACCAATGAACAAACAAAAAGGGAATAAAAAAGACTATGCTTTTCTCACATGCATCGTTAATATGCTAATTGAATCAACACTTAAAAAGTCAGGCTTTACAATATGTGATTATGACCCACGTGCATTAACTTCTTATACTAATGGAAAAAAACCTGTCAGAACTTTATCTAGAAGAGTTGATGGTGCATACCCATCAATTATAAATCCAAAAGCTATTTGGGAAATAAAAGAATATTATTATACAACGACTTTTGGAAGTCGAGTTGCCGATGGAGTTTATGAAACTCAACTTGACGGTTGGGAATTGAGGGAAGTTAAAGAAAGTCTAGGAATATACACTGCGCACTATCTAATAACAGATGATTATTTTACTTGGTGGGAAAAAGGGAAATCATACTTATGTAGAATTATAGATTCAATGCATATGGGATTATTAACAGAAGCTTTGTTTGGTAAAGAAGTTATAGAACGAATCCCTGAATTAGTTAATATATGGATAAAAGACGCAGATAAAGAAAAGCAGCCTTTAGACCTATTCAACAGTTGCAATTAATCTTTCCTATATAAAATATAAGAAATCCCCATTCAATTATTCTTTGGAGAATAGGATTTCTTATGTATAAAAGTTGTTATTCATTGATGATTTATAATAATAGCTCACTTTTTTCTTAGCAACATCAGTTTGTGACTAAAGACATATACAAAAATTATCTGCCACAACTGTGGGAAGAAGTTTAAGATGAAGGAAGAAAAATATAGATTTTTGGTGATATCACCAAAACATGAATACTTGTAAAGATATGAACGACACAATAAAATGGTTTATAGCAGGTTCTAAAGCATTGCAAGATGAGCGCGATCTTTGTCGTGTAATTTTTGGGAAAATGCAAAATAAATGGGAAAAGCCTTGCATTGTTAAAACCTTCGAAGATTTCCAAACATCTCTCACGAAAGACAACATAGGAAGACAAGCTGATTATAATAATTTTATTCGCAACGAAGCAGATGGCATAATTTTTATATTTGATGATTATGTAGGTGGGATCACTATGGATGAATTTGATATAGCATATAATAGCTTTAAAGAAAACAACCGCCCACAAATTCATGTATATTGTCGAAAAGCCGATAATATCTCCAATCCGGATATTGAACAACTAAAAGCACGCATGAATTCACTTCATCAGTATTATTGTGAATATAACGACAAAAAAGAGCTACAAACTATAATCAGTAATGATATCGATAGGTACATAATAGAGGCCAACAACAGAAACAAAAATAATGTTGTATCTCTATCTGAAGATTCTTCAAATAATACCATTCTTTTTGCAGGAACAGTAACTATACCTATTATTTTATTACTGTCATTTGCATATTGTTGTTGGTTATCAGCAAAGTCTATTACCATGCTCATACCTACTTTCCCATTTGTAATTAATCTGTTTATTACTGCGTCATTCTTTATAATGATGATTATAGGAGAAGTAAACTTATTAAAAGGCATTTTTAGAAAGCAACATTCTAAATACAGCCTCAAATTAATCATCTCCAGCATTAGCTTTTATATAATATGGGCAATACTTTTAATTCCAACATGTACTCATTCTTTGTTCTATAATAAAAATCTAATCGACATAGTACAAAATGACATCAGATTAACCAAATCTTATTTAAGTTTAATCAACGAAAGTCCATGTAAATTTTCCGACAAAATCAAACATGAAATAAACGAAATGGTAAAACTTGAAAAAGCACTTATACTTTTAAAATATGATAATAAAAATGTCCAAGACAATCATATTAAAACAATAGACTCTACCTTACTTGTTTCTTACAAAACCATTAAATTACATGCCCAAAATATCCATTTTAATAATGAATATGATGAATATACCTATATGTCAGATAATCCTCAGACAGCACATCAAAAATTACAAAATATGATAAATGTATGGATACATTATTTCTTTACCGCAGAAAATCATTATAATGTATCGGGATGGATTTTTCTTTCCATCATTTTATCTCTCATTCCATGTATTTGCCTTTTTCTACTCAAACTTTACTACCCTATGAATAGATTAAAAAAAATGGAATGAACATTGTTATAAAACAATTATAAAGCATTTTTTATCTTCTTAATACAATATCCAACCAAAATATATTCAACATATTAAAACCAGATTAATAAAATCAAAGAGATATAAAAGCAATAAATATCAGCAAAGCTGGAGTCATTCCGGCTTTTAATTTACTCTCTAATCATCTCCCTTACCAATTCCCTGTTTATCGGATCATCCCCATTTATCACCTCTCCTACCCTCTTTCCAAGCAGTTTTCGTTCTTCTTCACTTAGGTAGATGGTAGTTATAGCATCTGCCATAAGCATTTTAAGATTGGCATAACTGATCTCCCATAGAAGATGATTCATTGTCCACCCGTAACGTTGACAAGCAAAATCAATCATTGTTCCATAGATACTCCTTCCACCAAAGGTTATACTACTATTATCTTTCTTTACTGAGGCGATTCTTGTGCGCTCCTGGCGCTCTTTATCTATTCCGAAGTATTTGATATACTCTTCTGTATTATCACTTGAGAGAACAAGAGTAAACAGTGTAACTAGTTCTTCCAAATCCAGTTTATCTACAAACAAATTCACCCGATCATCTATCTGGACATTATCAAACAGTTCTTCTTTTCTATTGAATGTATAATAGGCTAAAATGCGGCAGACAACATCTTTCTTCCCGGTACACAAACGTAATGCTTCCATATATGGATTACTGACCAACCCTTTTTCATTAGTCTCCAGACTTCTCAACAGCCTAGCTAGAATATATGTCTTTCCTAATGTAACAGGATATATGTAGAAATGCTGTTCATCAACAATAAAACCTATTGGCTTTTCAATGATTGTATCAGCAATACCCATTTCAAGTATTTCTTTATCTTCCATGATGTAGAGTTTTATTAGAATGGTTTCCTGGATTCGAACCAAGACTTCAAGTCAGGGAGACTTATGTACTACCGTTATACGAAAGCCGCAGATGCGGGATGAGGTGTGTTACATCCCGCTTTTCTTTATACTCCTGCTTGATATACGGTGACAACGGAAGTCTTTCCATCAGCCATGATACTAATATTCGCAGCTCTAAGAGCACCTGTATTAGCAGAGGTTTTAACTGTTACGGTCTTTGAAGCAACAGCAACAGTCGCCCATGATTCACTTGATACAGCAGCAACAGCTCCTGTAGTGGTTACGATGATAGCCTTCCCTGTAGTATCAGCCTCTTTCTCAAATACAAGAGAGCTAGGAGCCACTGGCAACTGTTGCGCAGTGTAAGGTTTAACCTGATTGCCTGTTTTAGGTTTCAGGACATCAGCAGTGTACTTCCATTTCTTACCTTCAGCGGTGTCGAATGTATCTTCAACTGATACTGTAGAACGTTCAATCAGGAAGCCTTCGCATTCTGGGTTCTCCGGTGTCAGACGGAAAGCGTATTCCTCCGCTACTACTCCGTCTACATCTTCGATAGGTTTAGAGCGACCAAGAGCCGCACGAACCTCGAACTCGAACACATAGGTATTCTTTGCATACTTCACGGCTTCATTCTCACCGCCTTCTACTTTGGCTTCCTTCTTTTCACCTTTGGTTGGTGTCAACTTGGTAGAGTTCTCCACCGGATCATAAGGAAGTTTGGTCCATGTGGTAGGTGCAGCACCATCAGCCCCACACTTGCCAAATTCAATTGAGGGTTTACCCCATGATAATTGTGCCATAATCTTTATTCATTTACTTGTTTATACAATAATTTGTTATTGATGAAGTGTTCGTTTTTACCGTTCACTTCCATTACCCTTTGTTTATCGAGCGTAAAGCGGTAATCTTCTCCACGTTGCACTTCAAGAAGTTCAGTAGCCAATTTACATAATTGACGAAGCCGGGACGAATTCTCTTCGGCCTGTCCATCTCTTACGTCATCAGAAACATAGATATTCACATTCACAAAAGCCTCCTGAACTTGACCGCTACCGTTTTCAAGTATGGAAATTACAATGTCCTCTTTATTGGAATTAGCTGGACGTCTAGTTTTTTTCAACTTTCCAGTAACAGCCTTCTCAAGTGTAGAGCCTTTGATTATTTGGTAAATATCATCCTTTATTTCAATATCTGATTTCATCTTACTGATTGGCTTTTAAGTTTCTCCATCACATTATAAAATTCAGAATGAGCCAATAGTTCAGCAGATGCAAGAACAGATTTACCATCTTTAGCTTCTACATATTCAGCATAGTTCATCCCGGCAACAACGATTAAGGCATATCCATTTGAATACTTTCCTGCAAGTTCTTCCGCTAGTTCTTCGCCAATCTTCGAACCTTCAAAGCCATTTAATACAGTTTCAAACCCTGTTTTCTTGACTACCTGACCATGGACGACAACGATATAACCAATAGAACTTCGCAGATTTCCGGTCTGGTTGAACCAACTGTCTTCTTCTGCCCTGTCTCTAGCTTCAGCTATGCACATATCCCCAAGATTGGATAATGCCTGAATAACAAGTTTATCATTCTTTACTGCTTCGGAAGCAAACAGAGCATCAATCCCTGCCATTGGTGTTGTCATCTTTACACCCATAATCTTGCATTTAGTTGCCCTCTATGAAACCCTTGCACCTGTTTCTCTTCAACTACAACCCCATCTCTCAAAAGACGGATGATATCACCATACTCGAACTCCCTACAATTCTGGTTCAGATAAACCACATACTGATACACGTATGTTTTACCATCTTCGAAAGCAATAGTATTGGCTTTACCATTCGGTTCGAATCGACAAGGAATATCACCCTCAAAGTGAGAATCACCAGGATGATAATCACCTATTTCATCCTCATACTCTCCGATGGTTACTTGATACTGTAATATGTGAGGTCTGAACTGTGGAATCATAATTACCAAAGATTAGATACATCCTTAATCACACTAAAGCCTACCAAAGCAGAAATTTCATCATTCAAGGTTATTCCATATTTCTTAAGCATCAAAAGACCATAATTTTTGATAGCATCAGCCCCATAAGATATGGAAACCCCACCTTCACTCATTGATGTAGGATGAAGAATATTTTTCTCAATAAATCCATCGATTAAGACCGAAATCGTTTTCTTCATTTCATCTGTCATTTCTGCTTCTGTCTTTATTACAAAATCAACAGCGAAATCAGAAGCTCCCGCATCGGATATTTCACCGATGTAGGAGAATCTCTGCTTTATGTAGTCAAGTGTTGTCATCTTAGTATGGTGTAATCAGTTTGCTATATGCTATGTAACTATATTGCGTACAATACTTCGACTTATAAATATACCGGAACGGACATTTAGGGACTATAATTTGTTTTCCCTGCATAGCTACATTCATGGCACTTTGCATAGCCGGACTATCCGCAATCATAAATACGGGTTGCGGTGCGGTCAGTACAAAGCAGTTCACCGGAGCGGCTTCAAAGGTGACACACTTAATGTCCGGCAGACCGACATCAAACGATGGGGTTACACTTTCACACTTGGAAGGTTCACTAACACTCGATGCCTGGACGTTCAAGGAGAACAAAGACATCATCAAAAAGCCACACATGGCAAAAATAAAATTCTTCATTTCTTTACTTATTTATAAAATTAAACAGTGGAAGGGTAGAAACACTACCCTAGCCTTTTACATAATATCAAGGGCTTCTTTAAGCTCGGCCGTCTTCTCTTCATCCAAAGCAGTAATATTTGCAATAAGAGTTTCCTCCTTCATGTTCATTGATGCTTTCTCACCGAGAGACTTCAAAATATCAACCAATACCTTTTTCTCAAACTCTTTATCAAAAAGAGAGATTGTTATCTCCTTCTTTTTTTCAATACACTCTACAAGTTTGCGTTCCTCCAAATCCTGCACACGTACTTCATTTTCGATCTCGATAACTTCACCCAGATTATAGAGCTGGTGAGTAAACGTATCACGAAAAACAGTTATTACTTTTACTTTCATGCCTGTACAGTTTTAGAGTCCAACGTATAGATTCTATCAACATTATTGATGATAGGAACAACCATAGCCTGAGAAGAAGTGAATTCCCTTAATGGATCATTCTTTGAGTACTTAGACAGCAGAATGAATTCATTTGCCACCTGATATTCAACACCAGCAACACGGCGAGTTGTTTCGGCAGTATTAGTCCATACCAAAGAACCAAGCTTTTCATCGCAAGTGAATACCACCATACCCTGTTGCCAAGGAGAGTGAGACTTCTTAACACCATTAAGTTCAGTCTTTATCTTACGAGCAACACGATGAAGCGTCACGTCCCACTTAGTTTTTGCGACCTGAGCAGCTTTTTCAAAGTCCAAAGTTGGAACGCCAATACCCTCCTGAGCTGTGACTTTATTATCGAAAGCATACTGACCGCGTACCTGTTTACTTTGATAAAATCCTTTCAATGCGATATCATCCAGCCAAAGGTCAGTGATCGTATTCTGGTCTTCCAAAGCCTTATCAAATACCTTTTGCATATCATCCAAAGGTTTTGAAGTATCAGGATTATCCCACAGAACAGACACTCCAAATTTATTGGCAGTATAATAACCAACATCAATACGGACACCGGTTCCATTATTGCGTTCGCTTAAACCAATACCGGTTGACAATTCAGAAAGAAACATGTCTTCAATGCGCTCCCAAACTCCTTCAAGACAACGAGGGAGATCATTGAATATCTTATTTACAATCTGATTGATTGGCATATTCTGAGCGATCATAGCATCAATATCCTTCATCTGCTTTTCTGTCAGATAAAGTTTCATACCAAGCTTTGGAATCTCCCCGGAAGCAGTTTCGATAGAGTCACGAGTCTTCAACGGAAGTTCGGAATCTAAAGAAACCACATCTGCAGCCACTCTGTTATACTCCGCCAAGATACTTGACCAGCGTCCATCGGCTGAAAAATCAGGTGTAAGCAACGTCTTATACATGTAAGGAAGCTGGTTAGCTCTCTTTTCGTTCAATCTCTCGATAATGGAAATTACCAATTGAGGGAAGAATCTTTGAGTATACTCTAAGTAAAGTGATTTTTCCATTTATTATGCCTCCTCGTCTTTAATGAAATCAATATGAGGGCAAGCTGCCTTGAATGCATCCAGAACGGAAGCCATATCATAGGACTTTGCCACATCGTTTACTTCTCCCCACGTCATGATTGACGCAAACGGTTTTGCAGTACGAATACTACGGTACAGTACTCCTGCGTAACTGTGCCCCTCCGGTAATGCTGCATAAGCATCATTTGTCACGGGCATAGGTTTATACGTCCCATCACTATCCTTTCGGATAATAATATGACCGGCTTTAATTACCTTTTCCGAAAAACCGGTAACATCGAGCGTCCGGCCACCTTTAATGCCGGAAATGTACTTCTGAATGACGATTGAATCATCACCGAAGATTATCTGCTCTCTTTCATTGTTTAAATTAGCTTTTGTCATCTTGTTGTTTTTTTATTAACCGACTAATGATCTGGCAATTGCATCTACTTCTCCCTTATCTGGCTTATTATCTGACAGAGGGAATGATGTTTTATTGCCTGGTAGTAATTGCGCCTTAACATTGTTCGCTACCGTAGTAAGGTGAGAAGTGATTGCTTCCTCATTTGCATCGGATGCAATAGAGAAGCCTTCTTCAATTCGCCACTGTGGTATGCCCAATTCTTTGGCTTTGGATACGATCAGATTGCTCCGTTCGGCAACTGTCTTTTCAGCTTTAAAAGTATCATTCTCTTTCCTGATACTGTCCAAACCCTCCAGAAGAGTCTTATTCGTATTAAGTAACTCTTGGATTGTTTTTTCAGTGGCTGCTTTCTCTGCCTTGTACCATTCCGGCATATCCTTTTCTTTCTCCCGTTTAGCTTGTTCTTCCAGCTTTTTAGTTTCTTCCTCGGCCTTCTTCCTTGCTTCTTCCGTCTCAAGCTCTTTTTTAGCATCAGCTTTAGCTTTGGAAACAGCATCAGTAACACGCTTGTCACTCGTCTTCTGAAGGTTCTCAAGGAATCCCTTTTGTGCAGAAATAACAGTGTCGATATTTTCGTCAGTAACAAGACCGATAGCCGAAAGGCTTTCGGCATGTGCCTGCAGAATAACATCTCCTAATCCAAGATGAGAAAATTCTTGTTTTAGCTTTTGGAAAATCTTTTCTTTCATACTGTATGATTTTTATTTTCAAATTGTGAAGGTAAAAATACCTACAAAAAAGGTTATTGGTAAATATTTAGAGGCACGATTCACGACAATGAACTAATTGTCGTGAATGGGGTGAAGTTGGAAGAAATGAATAGAAAAGATATTATCAGATAGTGTGAAGTTCACTAAAAAGAGATTGTGGAGAAATAGCATAAAAAAGGCGTGAAGTAACAAGATCACGCCTAAAATATTATAAAAATGAATTATGCCTATTCGAGGCAATTAATAATAACCAGACCATTTTATTACATCAGACATTTACAAATTATGAATTTTCTCTTTGTGATAATTCTACTAAAAATGAATCAATAAACGCCAATAAGCCATTTTCGTTGTTAAAATCAAAGTGTTTGATTATATCAAACCGATTATTATTATAATATTCAAATCCAACTAATGATTTGGAAGTCTCAAAATATTCCAAAATGTCACATTGTTCATTGGGCTCCCAAAAATGAACATAATACCCTTCCTCATTGCACCAAATATCCATTTTAAAATATAAAGTCCCAATAGTATATCCCTCAAAAACCATATCAGTACCCTTATATCGCCAAACCTTTGCAAAAGGAGAGTGATTTTCTTTATATCTATCCTCTAGCCTAATCGCCATATATTCGGGCAAATCATTCATCATATTTCTGATTGACTTGGCAGTCTTAAGATTCTCTCCATCCATCAAAGAATTATAAAACTTCTCTAAAATTATTGTATCCATTATATTTGAATTTAAATATGTTATTAAATCTGCATACTGACGTAAAATAGCTATGCAATTCATATTTTGCGCCTGTAATATTGCTGGTTTAATCCAGCTATCCACGAGGTTTATACCATTATCCAATGAATAAGCAGGTATGATTACTAAATGTTGGTGCACATTTATTTTATCCTGTTTTGTCCAACTACTTTCATCAGGCCGTTTAGATTTATCTAAAGGTAAATAAACGATGGCATCTATTGTAAAATTAGATGAGACCAGATCATAATAACGAGGTAGTTGGCGAACCATATCTCCAGCATTATTTATTTTATTCTCAATGATAATGGCTCTTTTAGTAGTTTCTGATTTTATCAAAATATCGATTTTACCTTCTTCTCTGACTACTTTCGCATCTTTAAAGTCGTCTTTTTTAATTGTTTTCCCAGCCAAATTAAGCATTTCTATGAATAATTGTAAGAACAACGATTTTTCGTTATGTTTTTCCGTGGGATCAAGAAATGCCTTGATAACATCTGAATGATAGTTTTCACGATAATAAATATCAGAGGTCAAGCGAAAAATATTAAACCCAATATCAGAAATATGTCTTTTGGTTTTATCATAGTCATGAGCAACTATTCTAAGATTTGCTAATAATTGAGAAATATTTGCTATATGTGCATCAGTAATCTTCTTCCAAGTTGATATCATCTTATTATTCTATTTTGATTCCCTTGTTAAATCAAATTTATTGCAGACAACTCCTTTACTAAAGATTATAAATCTTTCTAAGTTTTCTCAAACTGTTGTTTGAAAGGTCTATGAGCGCCGACCGCATAATGTCACAACCGACACTCATTTCTAAGAATATGTTCTATACTCCCAACACTATATTAGCATCAATATTCAATTTTCGGCTTATCTCACGTGCAACCTTCAAAGTCGGTTCACATTTACCGGAAATATAATCACTAAGACGGGAAGGACTAACACCAACCAACTGTGCAAGTGATTTTTGATTCAGTCCCATTTCGTACATACGAAGTTTAAGAACATCTACAAGCGTTGGCTCTCCCAAGGCGAAATGTTCTTCTGAATAATCAGCAACTAAATTAGAAAGAAGCTCCAATTCTATAGTATTCGGATCGTCCAAAGGAGTATCGTCTTTCACTAATGGAAGAAGCTCCTCTACTCTTTTTACTGCCCATTCATACTGGGCTTGATTTTCTATTTTTGTCATAATCCTAAATATTAGCGCAATCTATTTTATCATATTCTTTATGAGTACCAATAAAGCGAACATACACAAACTTAACAGTAAACTTAATGACTACTACCAAACGATAGTTATTGCCTTTAATATTGAACACATAGTGCTGGTTACCTACATTATCTACACTATTAAATGTTTTCTTGACATCAGCATAACAAGTCCACTCACTTCTTTTAACGATAGTAGCCCATTCTTGTAAAGCTACCTTTGAATCAGGATGCTCCTCTGCATATTCTTTTAACGCTTGTTCTGTAAAGATTCTCATTGGTTACTCAATTATTATATGACAAAGATACGAACATAATTCTATAATCCAAAATTATATTCTGATATTTATAATTTTCGCTATAAAAAATAGTGGTAATTCGAAATAGAGTTACCACTTTATGCTCTATCTTTTCATATACGAAATTTATACCTCCTATTTTTTTAGACTACGCATTCAAAATAAGATCATTTTTTAAGATATCTCCTTTCTCATTTCCTTTTTCACTCCTTATTCTTTCAACTTCTTCTTCTGGAGCGTCAGTCAGCGCCAGCATCTGAACAACCTGTTCAAGTGATGCTATTCCATCAGTATATAATTTACCGATAGCATTCCATGTTCTTTGCTTATCTTCAGTAAACGGTTCAGAGAATTCAAAGGAGATTTCCAGCTTGTCCAATCCTGCTGTTTTATCCAAATGGAGATACTTCAAGATACTTATAATTAGATTCTTTTCTCTATCTATAAGTTCTTCATACATTTCTTTCCGGTTATCCCTCTTAATATATCCCAAGATCATGGCATTCTTGATTGCATCCCCAGAGAGAGTGCCCATGCCTTTAATCTTATCGAAAGAGAAATCAGGAGTGAAGGTATCAAACAGGATGGAATCATTCAAATCTTGCTTCTCTGCCTCTCTGGTTTCAGATGATTGCGGAGGATTGACATACTCGAACTTTGAATTTGCTCCCTGACATTGGATTAGTTTACCAGGCTTATTAGGGTCCGCCATCATTTGAATAACATCAGCGGAAGCCACTGCTATGGGATCTGCAAAGTAATTGTTGGTATCTCCTACCTTTGAATCCAAAATCTCTTCACGCTTTAATCTTGGTTCCGCTCCATCCCATGCTTTGGGTTGACTATAATACAGTACATTAATCTTTCCTGTAGGGTTCGGATAAGATTCTACCTCATACCCAATATTTCCTTTCCGACAAAAGAAAAGCATATCTGGTGTCTGAATATCCCAGTGCTGAACAGTTTTACCGTTTTCTTTTAGTTTGTACCCATAAGCGAAGGCAGTCATGTTCCCATACTGGTCAAACAAAGGACGGAGTTTATAGCCATTGGAACGGGCCAGCACCATACTTCTTACTTGCCGCTCCCCTGTCCTATCATCCCTATACAGGTGATAAATTTTAGCCGATTCTGTTTCAGCACCGGCAAGTCTCTTTGACTGTCTCATAGTAGAGTTGAAACGAGTCGTTTTAATGAAGTCCGTAAACAGAGCAAATGCATCATCAGAGCCGTTTTCTTTCTTCCATTTAATGGGATTTCCCAAGAGGAAGAATAGTTCCACCTCATTAATATATCTCTGTCTAGTTCGCGGAAGCTTCTCCGAAATATAAGGATCATCATTCTTCCGGTATTTATTTGACCTTGACATTACCTCATGTGTTTGAGGATTATACTCTTTAATGGCAGAATTCACTTCATCATCCCGGTTCTGCATCATATCAATAGCCGCTTCAATATCCCCATCCTGGATCAGTTGATATAAGTTCCGCTCTACACCTGCCGAATTCAAAGCCAGATTGCGGAAGTAAGTCATTATTTGTTGTAGGTAGTTATTCATATCATTATTTTAGTAGATTCCTAAATCTGATTTACTGACGTTTTTGGGTTTTATTATCTGCCCGAAGATATGCCCATTAACATAATAGCGGGTAGCATCTTCTCCATGGTTATCGTGATCTTCAGGTTCGTTGACAAAGTTCCCGTCTTTATCTTTCGCCCATATGTAATTGCGTTTTTCCTGTTGCAAGTTATAAGAACGTTTGGTTAGAAAGACATTATCAAAGTCTTTTATCCGTTCTATGCCTGCAACTATTGAACCAGCTCCTTTCTGTACTGGATATATTATAACTCCTCCATTAGCTATTTCTTGTATCAATCTGGGGTCGGCACTATCAGCATAAACATGAAGATTCTCTTTTTTCAATTCCCTTATCAGGTCAGACACAAGCATTCCTGTTTTATAGAATACTTCATCAATATACAAATCATTATTGACAATTCCACACTTAACACAAGCTGATGGGTCATGTGTAAAACCAAAGTCAAGTCCAAGAGCCACTTTTTTAGCATAAGGAGGAAATTCATCAACAATACCCCACTTCTTGAACACTGCACCTTCTGCCACGTCAGCCCACCGACCGATAACCACATGAGCGTATTTTTCGGGGTTGTTCACCTTCATGTCCTCGACCTCTTTCAAGAACTCAGGAGAAAGATTCTCCAAGTTATCAAGATAAGTCGTATGAATATGAAGCACATTCGGATGAGTGGAAATTTGAACCTGCACACCATCAATCTCTACCAGTTTGTGAGTGTTCTCAATGTATTTTTTGTAGATGAAGTGATTGGAGTCGCAAGGATTCATTATAATGATGATCCGGTTCTGAATGCCCTTCTTACGGATGGAGAGCATAATTTTGTCGAATTCTTCTTCATTGGTCCATTCTTCCGCTTCATCACAGACGAAAGTAGTGATACCCTGAATGGATTTCAGCTTTGCCGTCTGATTACCCGAAGATGTTTTAATACCCCGGAACATGATACGGCTCTTAGTCATTCTGTTGACTATATCCGTCTTGGTAGTCTTGAAATACTTGGTCGTTCCGTCAAGGTCTATCTTTTCCATCATTTCCGGGATGATAGACATACCGGCGGAAACCATTGTGTAACGGGTATAGAGGATTTGATGTACTATCTTCTCGACTTCCGTCATTTCAAAAGTAAGCCGTTCAACGAAAGTGGAAGCATTGAAGCTCTTACCCGATCCACGCCCACCGGTGATAAGGATTATGAATTTATCCTTATCCTCATACAACGGATAATATATTATCTGGGGTTCTATCATTTCAGCTTATCTTTAATCCAGGAATCAATACTGATGCCGCGGTTTATGTCGGTAGGAATATCAGCTTCTTCATCCTGCTTACGTTCAACCTTCCTCCAATCTTCATCATAATGATACAACCAAACAGACTGCGCCTGTAAACTGGGAGCCAGCTCACCTTCTACAACTTGAACTTCTTCTTCACCTGTTAGATTACCGTCCCTGTCCTTAATCTTTCTGATAGTGGTGCTTTTTGTCTTGACACCACCTAAAGCCATAGCTAGGAACTTTGCCCGGACTGTTGCAGTTATGGTAGCCCGCCCGCGCGTTAATACTTCACTTAATTCAGAGTACTGACTTTTCTTCTCGCAAAATGTCTGTGGAGCCAATCCTACAGCAAAAGCGATTTCCTTGTCTGTGAACCCCTTTTTTGCATACGATTCTATGAGAGAAAGAAAGTCCTTGTCTGTATAATCAAACTTAGGCTTTCTTCCTCCACGACCTTTTGTTTTTTGAGATTCACTATTACTCATAATCTTATCCGTTACTTAAACCTCTGCTCGCGGTTGTTTTTTCCATCCTGCTTCTTGTATTGATAAAAGCGTTTCGTACTCTTAACTCATTCCTTAAAGCATTTCTTCCAAGCATGTGCTCACTGTTTCTCAATCTTTCGTATTGATTTTCGAGTTGTTTTTCCGTCTTTCTTTTTCTAACTTAGCAATCCTCCTAATTTTAAGTTACTAATCTATTCTTTCAATTTGCTCATCAAAGACTTCTCCCTTGATAAACTTCATATCCGGCTCATAACCGAACCGTTTACAGAATGCGGCTTTAGCCTCGTAGGTATCGAAAGAGAGCATTACATAGGCATCCATATTCTCGGCTTGCTTCTGTGCATTCTCCTTTACCTGCTGCTTGACTTCTTTCATGTGGGCAACCTTCTCGGCACGTTCTAATTGCTTAGCGGCTTTATCTGCTTCTTTCAGTTCGGTAACAGGCAACATCATATCAGACAGAGCATCTGCAATAGAGTTTTCCTCTTCTGTCTGCAATAGGTAGTCAACGCCAATCATATTTAAGTCAGCATCAGTCAGACCAGCGTCTTTCCAGTCAATATCAGGAACAATTTGTGCAAGTGCATCGAAATCCCATGTACCTTGCGCGTTCGGGTTATTCATCAGAATATTTAATTCCTTCTCCTGCTTTTCATCCACGTTTATGACATCGACACGGATTTTGTAGTCGTTATCGGGGAACTTCTGCAATTCATCCATGACCGATAAACGCTGATGTCCGCTGACTACGGTAAGACCTGTACGTTTGTTGACTACAATTCCACCGACCAAACCGAATTTCTTAATACCACGTTTCAATGTCTTGCGTGATTCATCGGATAGTTTCCTTGGATTATAGTCAGCAAAGTGAATGGCAGAACGGTTAAGTTCTACCGATTCGCTCTTTATGTATTTTGATAGTTCCATGTTATCCATTACTTAAACCTAATCCACCACTGCGTCCTTGACGAGCAGATCTTGAATATCGTTGGTAATTACTCCGATTCCCAGCATAATTTAAACGGCTTAAATTACGATACATGGCACCACCGATACTGTTAATTCTTGCCTGCCTTCCTGGATTACCGGCTGCAGCATTACTCAAACGATTTGTTTGTACGCCTATATCAGCAGCACTTTTCATTCTTCCTCTTCTTCTATTTCTGACTCGGCTATTTGTTTTTTATTATTATACTCAAATAAAATTCTTTCACTCATTGGAAATACCCGATAAATTCGTTGTAAATCCTGCGGATAGTTCTCTTTTAACCAAAGCATACAATCAAGATTAAACCCCACTCCCGAGCTAGCCTTTAAAGAATACCTAACCGGTTCTGGCAATCCGTGTTGTCTCATGTATGCAAGAATATCCATTTGCGTCCAGTCGGCCAAAGGATAACATAAGCCGTTATTCTCGTATCCGTTAGCTTCATACCCTTTCAGCATCAAACGTCTATTCATGCCATCGGCTTTTTTCATTCCCAAGAATGTGTAATAAGCACCATACTTTAACTGCATAGCTTGTACTATATCCGCAAGTTTCAGCAACTTTACTTTTGGATTAGGGACACAATACAACCCGCCACGAAGAATGTAAGTAAGGTTCCAGTGAGGTACTTGCACGAACTCAATCTTTGGATATTTGGCTTTAGTCCAGCCAATCCACCGGTTAATGTGCTCCAAGTCCTTAACAAAGTACATAAAGACACATACGATACGATCAAACTTTGGATAGATTAAATCAAGCAGAACAAGCGAATCTTTACCGAGTGATAAAAATAATATGCAGGATTTAGAGTGTTCTGCAACAACCTCAATATGCTTATATGTCTCCAATACCTTATTCATTTGAACACAAAAATTCTTGAAGTTTAGACTTTACATATTCCAAATCCTTAGATTCTGCAATATATTTCCCCTTCACACTTGCGGCGTATGTATTATTTCTTTGCCGATAAAATATGTGTTTTGGTAAATCCTTAATTTTCCGAAATTTTCTTGTTTCATAGAAAGATTCAAAAGTGCCATTTTCTATTGCCTTTTTAGCTTCATGGTACACAGACTGCGCTTGCTCTTCGCTCGCTTCAGTACCTAAATAATACTGTCGATCATTATAGAAAATTCCTATGATATAGTTTTTCTTACAGAATCTAACCCCTATGCACTCTTTCGTAGAATTTCTATTATTGCAGTTATCCCTTCTTGTCACAACTCTTAGATTAGGCAAAAAGTTATTAGCTTTATCTCTATCCATATGGTCTATTTCCATGCCAATAGGGATAATACCAATAAACGACTGATATACTAAGCGATGAACTTTGAAGTAAGTTTTCTTACCATCAATAGTAGCATGAAAGAATTTATACCCACCTGCATCCGTAGAAGGACTAAGAGTCTTACCTTTAATCCATTTTTTCTTTCCGCTTTTTTCATAGATAAATCTATCAAGTGAACGGACACGCCCTAATGAACTAACTTCATACATATCAACCAATCCAAATGCTGGTTTCCATATTTCTTCCATACCAATACCTTTTTATGAATTTATAGCCTCATTCGATTTTACTCGAATGAGGTCTATATATCGGTTCGCTTGCTCTACCTTATTCATAGCTAACCACCTGATAATCCAAATGAAACACGGAGGTCACTGTAACGCTGTCTACGTGAACCTAACTGGGTGGCACTTGCCGTCCCTCTACGATTGGCTACTAATCTACCGCCAGCCCCTGCGCCATTCATGTTTCTGCGCGGTCCGGCTACTCTGTTTACTCTTCTTGCGACTCAGCAATAATTTTTAAATTAAACAATCAATCTATATGTTTCTCTAACACCTTTCCTAAAGTATAGTCCATTTGGGCAGCTAAATATTCTTCGCCCTGATACTCATAAACAATATCGTCACCATTTTCGTCTGTGAGGATTGATGCTTCTGCGTTCTTAACTTCAATGATGATATACGGACGTTTGCCTTTGTATTCGCCTGTAAGAAGTTTAATAGCATCGTACTTGATAGGCTTCAGTTCTATTTCGCCCTCTTCAGGCAATTCTTCATCAGCCTTGTATTCTTTACCACTACATAAGTAGGTGATATACTTTTTTGCATTGGTAGGTCTTATCTCACGGTACTCGTGATTTTTCTTACCTGCTAAAATCTCATCAAAATACTTTTGCTTAATCGAAAGCGTCAATACGTTCATAATCGTGTCAATTTTAAAAGTTAATAATCGTAGTTATTATAATAAATAGAACCAAGCGTTATATTCTACATTGCTATTATTCTTCTGTTTACAATATAACTCAAAGTACCTTTACTGCTAATATTATATTTTGTCATTAGATCAATGTATGACATACCATTCGCCCTGTCTTCACGAATCTCTAATACTACTTCATCACTAATTCTTTTTATCTTATCCGAAGTAGCTCTAGAAGCTATCATACTAACCCTGCGCCTCGTATCAGGACTCTTGTCTATTGCATTGTCTGATGCCGTACCAATGGCTATATTGTTTTTTGAGTTATCCAAAGAATTACCATTCAAATGTCTTACTTCGATATCATGTTTGTAAATATCATTACCATATTTTTGATATGCTTGCAATCGGTGAACATAGACCTTAATAACCTTGGTTTTATTCACCTTTATGCCTATATAATAATACGGACGATTTCCTAATGTGCCAACACGCTTTCCCTTTGGAGAGTATGCGCAACCGGAATCATCTACATAGTAACCTTTTTCAATAGCCAATATTTCATTTTTATTCATTCTCATTTCTAATTTAATCAGTTGCGGGTGGTGGTAACGCCCCACCTATCTCTACCAAGTCAAAGTAGCGAGATGTCTTTTTCTCTAACCCGCGATAGTACCTCAAAGATACTATCACAACCAAAGATAACGAAATATCTTCAATCGTTATACACGACAATCGGTTTATTGTCGTGAACTAAGCCCAATATCACGTTCTTCTCTGTATTGTTTCAGCGTTGGGGCTACTGTAGCAAACAGATCACCACTTTCAGTACGGTAGTCATACTGGTACATTCGCCTTACTTTACCTTTTAGTTTTATTGAGAAAGTGCAGTAGTTCTCTTTACCTGGTTAGCAGACGCTACAACCGTTTTTGTTTATTGAGTTCATAAGTTCTTAATTTGTTTGTCCTATAAATATGTATTTTGTGTAACAATTATAACCATTTGATTTGAATTCATGCAAATAACCACCATCTACAAATGAATATGGATAATTTTAAAAAACACGGTGAAATTCTTCTTCTGTGAATACTTTGTCTTTATTCTGTTCATCTGTAGCAAAAGAGTGATTGGCTATATCAGGTAAACACCCTCTAAATCTAGGTGCAAGTATCTCAATTCGTATAATGCCTGTTTTCATAATCGAGTTGTTAAAGGTTCATATATAAACAAGTGAGATCACATTCTTCATCATAATCGTATTCTAAGGTTACAGGGGCAAAATATTCTTGGATCTTCTTTGCTACTGTTTCATTTTTACCTTCAAAAGAAAAGGTGAAAGATTTTTTGCCTCTGATTGTGATTTCAACCGGTACACCTGCTACCTTGGTCATATTGTTTTCAAGTTCTTGTTTTGTCATAATCGTATATTTAAGCGTTAATACCAATTGCATTTCTCAAAAACTTGCTGGCTTCTTCTACTGACATATCCAGTTTCTTCTGAATCAAAAGAAGCATACAGCTAACCTGTTCTTCTGTGTCTAAGTTACCTTGCATAAACTCTGACATGATAAACTTTTCTATTATTCTTTGTTTAATTACTGATGTTGTCATAATCGTGTGTATGTGGTAGCCCGAAGGCTACCGGTTAAAAATCAAATAATCCAATAGCTTTTGCGATATCTAACACTTCTTTCTTGGTTTTCACAGAAGATGGGACAACTGTGCCATTCGAAGATTTAGAGTAGGTTTTGCCTTCAACCAACTCGTAATCGTAACCAATCACTTGTTTCTTACGGGCGAAACCGATACATCCATATCGTACTGTCCATTCAGAACCACCACCAAACGGCATATAGTTACCTTTTTCATCATACCACGAATCTTGATGGCGTCTTGCATAAAAATAACGAGTACCAGATTGGTTATAGAATAAAACTTCGTATGCGCTGTTAATAGAACGATTACGTAAATTTAATCGTTCGCAATTTAAACGTTGTTGGGTTTCAATAGATAAATCGCTGAATTTCATATTCTTCTATAATTATGCAGGGCGAAAGCCTTGCCGGTTGATGTTATATTATTTAATGCCGCAAAGTTTTGAAACTTTCAATAACTCTTTATCGTTCATAAATATGAGGTTAAAGAATATACCTTCATCAAAAGGTTTGTTTTGCAATATAGCGGCAGATTTCATTTCAACCATGATTTGAGTTATCAAACTGCCTTTTTCTTTATCACTCATTTTTGTTTTCATAATCGTATATCTTTTAATTGTTATTACTTCGTTTCTGATGATGCAAACGTAAATAATATATTTGACACAATAAACAAAATAAGAAAATAAATTCTTTCTTTTAACTTTATTTAGTAAATGATATATTTGACACTTTCCTAATAAACGTATCTTTGCAAAAAGAAAAAATATATGTATGAATAGAATAGAACTACTTATTAAAGAAAAAGGGTATAACATGACTTCTTTTGCAGAAAAGATGAACACTACAAGGCAAAACTTATATGCAATATTGAAAAGTCCATCTTATCCAACGCTTGAAAAAGTTGCAGAAGCCTTAGATGTTCCCATGTGGCAACTTTTCGCATCACCCGAAGAAGTGAAAGGAGAGGAAGAAAACACTATTACTTGTCCTCATTGTGGAAAAAAAATTAAATTAGAGAAAGGAGAATAATATGGACTATTTAATAATTGGAATACTGTTCTTCATAGGGAATGCCGTTTGGAGTGTTATCTTATTGTGTTTTCAGTCTTACGCCAAAAAGAAAGGAGAAGATTTGGCTACAAAAGAAGATATTGCAGAAATTACTAAAAAAATCGAATCTGTAAAAGATAACTATAATAAATCATTGGAAAAACACAAAATTGAACTGCAAAAAGAATTTGAATCATATAAGTATATCAATGAATTGTGTAACAGCATAGATAAGGAATTATTAAGGAAGCTTGTTACTTGCAAAAGAGAAATGGAAAATGATTTTAGAATACATCGGGACAACGATGATTATGGTTCTTGCGAATCATCAATCCAATCATTATATGATTACTTAAAAAATTATGATGTAAGATATAAGCACGATGAAAACGTAAAACTAATCTTTGAACATTATGAAAAAATTGAAGGGTTACGTGAATATTATGAGGAAGGATGTGGTCCGTTTGATACACCACAGTACATAGAGGAGCTTAGCAAAATCCATAGTTATGTTGATAGACTAATAGCTATTTTCTTACCAAAATTTTCAATAAAGCCGGAGCCATAAACCCCGGCTTTCTTTTTCGTGCTATGGTAGCACCTTCAATTGATTAGCCCTTTGAATTTTAACCGATTTACGATTTCGGTGTAAAGATACTCTATATCTCCACAGAAGTCATCGTAATTCTGGTACAGAAATACGACATCAGCGCAATTGTCGGAAATTGTGCTCTTAGACTGAATACCCAATACTCTTGACATCTCCTCACGCAACCCTGCAGTCATCTTCCCACCAGCAAGTGAACTGGGAGAAAATAGATACAGAATAATGAATATGAATTTCTTCCGTTGGGTAACACTATCAATATCTGCTGGGCATCCCCTCTCATTCAACAACCCAATGAATATCTTATAAGTTTCAGAGATAAGGCTTTTGTCTTTCAAAATCGGTGAGGTCAAAACGTTTTCTTCCTCTGATAATTCAGACTTCTCAATGCGAATCTTTTTAAGACGAATTATTTTATTAAAATCCAATTCCATAACACGATTAATTAAAAAGTAAATAGTATATTTGCATCATAATCGTGTAAGAGGGAAAATCTGCTGTTTGGTCGTGCGAGCGTAGGTTTTCCCTTTTCTATTTTAAAAACCTATTCCTTTTAAGAATGGCTTTATTTCTCTTATCTACTCCCCTACTCCATATTGAGGCATTATAGATAGAAGTTGCATACAATCTAAGTTCCTCACTATTTGAAATAAAATCTACTCGTAATGCCTTTTTCATAGATTCAGCATAGAGGTTCTGATCTAGTTTATCCATTTGAATTTATTATTTGATTTATCATTTTCTAAAAAACATATCTCCCGAAATGGACCGGGCTGTATCATCACCAATTAACCGGATGTACCGGAAGAAGTTCTGCTCCGTCCGATGTCCCGTAAGCTTCATAATCTCTAGCGTTTTCATCCGGCCGGTGAGATACATATTTGTCGCCGCACTTCTTCGGGCTGTGTGACTGGATATTAGCTCCCACTTTTCACGGGTAACAGTAATAAGTCTACCACCTTTAGTATAAGAGTAAGTCACCAGATCATTCAAACCGATTTCCTTCATTATAACTTTCAGATACTTGTTGACGTATTGAATACACAACCCTCTTGGGATGAAACCACCATACTTGGCATAGATTTCCTTCACATAATCATGCGCCGGGACCTTGACATCTACATTCGTTTTTTTTGTCCGGATCACTATATAACCGTTTATCAGGTTCTGGCTTGTCAGTCTCGAATAGTCAGAGTAACGCAAGGCAGTAAGGCAACCGAGTATAAACATATCCCTGATTCTTTCCTTTGCTTTCCGCTTATCCTGCTTCTCAAACTTATAGTAATATATCCTAGTGATCTCATTCATTGAAAGGAATACCGCATTTGTAGGCTCACACTTCAAATCAGTTTCATCATAGGTTATATCTACTGCATAATTGTATTGAGACGCTCTACGGACAAGAGATTGCATTTTCTGAATATATCCGACAATAGTATTATGCATCAATCCTTGATCTTCCAGGTAGACAATAAAATCGTCAAAGAATTCTGCTGTTACCGAATTGGTGAATATGTCACAATCAAATTCTTCAGAAAAGCCTTCGATGTGTTTGATTATAGCATCGTAGACTGCGGCATAATGTTCAGACTTGCGCCTGGATCTCTTTTCAAGTACTTCCCGGATGAAGTCAGTGAAGAATATTCCTTCAAGTGGCTTCTCTTGACGGAAGTGATTAATATAGTCCTTTCTCGCATGGCGGGTCGGGACCGGTTGTGATAATTGTAATGCTTTGGCCGTATCATTTTAAAGGGTTATCATTGTCGTCCTTATCTAGGGAAGAATCCCCGCTTATCTCTATTCCATCATCACAGGCTTCGTTCTCACAGAATGTTTCCTTTTGATGAAATTCACACCAGCCATCACCGAATGAATCTTCATTGATAAATAGCTTACACTCGCTGCATACTTGATCTTTGTTCATCACTGTATTTGTTATTCGTTAATCATTATTTCTAAATCGACCCAAATAGCAATGTATTTCTACATTAAAACACCCATTACATAATAGCCTTTTACAAACAGATGTATTTTTATGTAATGGCGGCTTCATTTTCTTAAGATTTCGTGTATTCAAAATATCACTCTTATTTTTAAGCCCTATCATTGAATACCAATCAAAAAGAGTTATTCCATTTTTATTGGAGTACCTATACTTTACTTGATACCAGTAATATTTAGCTTTAAACAGCCTTCTTATATTCATGTCATAATTTATTCGTTTATAAATTGTTATTAATCAATTATTTCAAATGTTACTTTCACTTTTTTACAGCGAAAGCCTTTCTTATACACCTGTTTCCATGTCAAATTAGTTCCGTCCAGCCAGCACCTAACGCAATCTCTTCGGTAATATTTTTGAGTATTCATCACAAGTGTACCATCTGGGTAGGTTATCATGTACATTATATCTTCACGCATATTAGCTCCTTTCTGTTCTGTTTTGAAGATTATCACTTGTCTTTTTTAGACTTTGCTTTCTTGAACTTACGGACTACATTACGCAGGGCTTTTAAGTCTTTCTGACAACTAGCTATATAATCTTCATCCGCACTTTCACAGTTACCTTCATATCCTCCTATCGCTCCACAAATAGCAGAGTATTCGTCCCACGATATATAAATCTGGACTCCATTAGGTTTCATATATTCACTCATATTTATCTTTTTTCCGTCTTTACTAATTCCACTTCTGTCGGCTCTTCGTCTTCCCATTTTACTTCGGGGAATAAAGAAGAGTCTATTTTATAGAAATCATGAGGATTGTCACTAGATAATTGCCAACTTTCCGAATACTTCACGGGTTGCTTTTTATAAAGATATAAATCACCGTCTCTGTCTCTTGCTACATACATAACTTATTCTCCTTTAATCTAGTTAAGAATTAAATTATTGCTTTGTCGATCATGTCTTCCGCCATTTTCACATAATCGATAAACTCTTGATTCTCGCCACTCATGTAATCTGGATGAGCTTTCATGGATAACATCATACTATTAAGTAGATGTAACATTTCGGGAGCCTTAGAAATTAGTACAGCATTTCTGCATTGGGTTGTCATTCCTCTTGAGTAGTCCATTCTCGGACTAACGTTTGCAATTACTGTCATTCCTTCTACATCTCCTGAACCTTTGATTTTCATTGCTAAATCATCAAAAACCCAAGGACCGGGTGTGCCTTTAAATTGTTTCATACTTTATTAGTTATATTCCATTCACTTTCCATAATTACGTGTTCACACTTATTACACCTATGCAAATAAGTTGGAAAAGGGGCTGTTGTATAATCTTCAACTGCTATCTCTATACTACCACATTCCGGACACTCAATACTTACTTCTTTGATACCGGGATAGTCCCAGAAAGATAGTTTCCCTTTTACATTTTCGATAGGTTCATTGTAGATAATAGGATTAGCTAACACCCAGTTATAAACCTCTTTTTCAGCCCAGATAGAAGAATGATTCTGTACACAATCCACTATCTCAACGCTGCCAATGATTGTGCCAAACTTCCATTGACCGGAAATACTTTTCTCCGAAATCAAAGAGAAAGCTTGTTTCATCTGTTCATTGGTTAAGTTTATCTTAAATTTCTTCTCATAACAAACACTTGAATGAATCAGTACCCTTTGTCCTAAGTACTTCTTAGGGCACGGCCAAGTACGGTTTTCGATGTTTTTAATACCGTGGACTATCAAGGAGGCCCACGGTTGTTTTATTGTTATTGCTTTCATTTCTTTTTATTTTAATACCGTTCAGTATATTTCTCTAACTCCATTTTCAGATGTTCGGCAGCACCCTTTATTCCGGTGGTACTATCACCACATTTATTACAGGATTCTATTATCCTATTTAACATGGATGATATTTCTTCTCTAAAAAATATAGCCAACACTTTCAT